ATCAATAACACCAAGCGCAACGTCAGGTTCTATTACCTTGACAGCTTCTTCAGGTGTTTTTACATCAGGAAGTGTTGGTCAGTATGTCAATGGAACAACGCAAGGTCGTGCAAGGATTGTTGAGTTTACAAGTACAACTGTAGTTAGTGCTGTAACTGAGATCCCATTTTTCAATACATCAGCAATTGCAACAGGCTCATGGGAATATGAGTCAGGCTATGAAAATGTATGGTCTTCGACTAAAGGATGGCCTCGTACTTGTACTTTCCATGAGGGTCGCTTGTACTTTGGCGGTAGCAAGACACGACCATCTACACTATGGGGAAGCAAAGTATCACAGTTCTTTGACTTCAATCCTGACCAAGCCTATGACGATGATGCGGTAGAAGCTACGCTAGATACCAACAGCTTAAACATTATTACTGACATCATCAGTGGTCGTGACTTGCAGGTGTTCACAACTGGTGGTGAGTTCTATGTTCCACAGTCAGGTCTTGATCCAATCACACCAACTAACTTCTTTGTAAAGACTGTTAGCCGTAATGGATCTCGTGAGGGTATGCGTGTACAGACATTGCAATCAGGAACGATCTATGTACAGCGCCAGGGCAAAGCCCTTAATGAGTTTTTGTACAGCGACACTACGCTATCTTATGTAAGTACATCAATCAGCTTGCTATCAAGCCATCTGATTAATGATCCTATTGAGTTAGCTTTGCGTAAGGCAACAAGCACAGATGAAACTGATGCGTTGCTTATGTTGAATGGCGATGGAACAATTGCCAACTACTCTATTCTTCGCCAACAGAATGTGGTAGCACCAAGTAGGTTAACTACTGATGGATTATTTAAAGACATAGGCGTTGACATTGAAGACATCTATGTTGTTGTAAAACGCACATTTAACAGTGTTGATAAGTATTATGTAGAGATCTTTGATACCACTACATTTACAGATTGCAACTTTACTGGAGGTGTTGCTACGACAATTTCTAGCTTGCCTCACATTGGTAAAACATTGAATGTAATTGCTGATGGAAGTGTTCTATCTGATGAAGTTGTAAGTGGTGGTGGATCTATCACGATGGATAGAGCAAGTGCTACCAGCTATGAAGTTGGTTTGCCATTTAATACTACGATTAAGACGCTACCTGTAGAGCCTCGTATGGCTGTAGGTGTGCGTATTGGCTTTGTCAAGCGCATCATTGAAGTTAACGCAATCTTGTATCAGACTCAGCATTTGCTGGTTAATGACAATCTTGTACCAATCAGGACACTGGATACAGTAGACATCTTGGATAATGGGATGCCTGAATTTACAGGTACTAAAACAGTTGGTGGTATCTCTGGTTACTCTGATGATGCAGCAATTACCATTAGTCAAAATTTGCCTTTGAAGCTAACCCTGTTAGGGTTGGAATATAAGCTTTCAGTGTACGGAGGAACATAATGGCAGCAGCAATACCGTATATTTTTGCAGCAGCTAGTGTAGTATCGTCATTTCAGGAGAGCGATGCACAAGCTGCAAAATATCGCATGGAAGGACAACAAGCTCAGTTGCAAGGTCGCCAAAACGCTTTGAATTACAACTTACAAGCTAATCAGATATTTGAGCGTCAACAGCGTTTAGCTGGAACTATTCGAGCTAGGGCTGTAGCTGGTGGCGTAGATCCATTGACTGGAAGTGCTATGACAGTCGATCAAATGAACGCTGTCCGTGCTGGTAAAGAAATAGAGATCACTAAAGAAAATGCTGATATGGCTCTTGCTGGTGGTTTGGCTCAGTCTCAATCTCTATACTCTGCTGCTGAAACAACAGATCGTATGGCATTATTTAAAGCTGTTGGAAGAGCTGGATCGTCATACATGATGTTTAGTAAAACTAGTACCCCTTCAGGAACTGGATAATGGCTGATTTACCTCGTTACGAAAACTCAGGCGTTCAATACGCTGATCTACCACGGCTATCTACTGCGCTGCAACAAGCGCAAATTCAAGGCTATTCAGATCTAACCAATCAGCTTGACAAAATGACTTCGTTTTTTAACGATCAGGCTGCTACTGCTGCACAAAAAGCTGGGTTGAAATACGCAATAGATTTACCTCCATCTAAAGAACAGCTTGCAATTGCAAAGACTACTGGCGTAATGCCAAAAGTAGAGGGTGCAGGAACCATATTTACTGAGGCTTACAACAAAGCATCTGCTAGTATTTTAGGCAATGAGCTACAAGTTGCTTTTCAAAACAGGTTGTCTGAGCGTTTGATTCAGATTGAATCGGGTGGAGAAGTAGACCCCGAAAAGCTAAAAAGAGATTTGCGTGATGACATTGATGGCACAGTGAGTGTATTGACTGCGCTTGATCCTGAGACATCTATTAAGTATCGTGCGTCCATGGCTACTCTTGGTCACACTGCTTATGCATCAGCATTAAAAGTTGACCAAAAGAATCGTGAGCTTTTTTATTCAGCAGAACAAGAACAAGGATTAATAAACATTAAGCCAGTGATCGAAAATGTTATCAAGGCTTATACGGCAATTGGTATGCCACCTGATGAGCTTGAGTCTGTATTGCAGAATGTAATCCAGCCATTTACAAACAAATCTAGCATTCTTTTGGCTGGTGGCAACAAGTTTGCTATTGAGGCTTACAAGGTTGTAAGTAAAGCTAAAGTTGGTGCTATCTTGGAAAAGCTTTCTGATCCAGTTTTTGCTCCAACTGTTGGTGTTGCTTCACGAAAGCTGATGAGTGGAGATCTTGGTGAGTTTACAGGCATCTATAACACGCTTGATAAAGATACAAAAAACAGCATAAGAACAGAGCATATGAAAGCGGTTAGCGATTTTAAGTCGTTAAATGATGCTGACCTTGCTGAGACAAAAGAACAAAATAGAGTCAAAGGCAATGTATTGACTATTGAATTATTAAAGCCAAACCTATCTCTAAATCGCCAAAAAGAAATTATCACAGAGTTGGTTCTTACTGATCAAATGAATTTGACTACTGCAAAAGAGCTTATGAAGCCAAAAGAGGCTGCTCCAAACCCAGTGCTAGAAGTAAGTTTATATGAGCAAATTAAACGTGGATCTATTACAAGACTGGATCAGCTAACTCCGTATTTGGGAAAACTAAGTCGTTCTCAATACGAGTCACTTGCTAGATCAACAGTAGATGAGAGCTACCGCAAGTCTAAAGAAGCTCTTAACAATGAAGCTGGATTAATTGGTATCACAATGAATCCATCGGCTGACAAGATTAAAAAAGCACAAGACTTACAAACACGCTTTGAAGCTCAGTTGCAAACGCAAATAAAAGATCCTACTACTGGAGTCCTAAGGTATCAGACTCCACCTGAAGCTTCTAAAGCTGCTATAGAAAGTTATTCAACTGATAAATTTGTTACTGATAGACAAGCAAAAAGAGCAGAAGCAGAAAGAAAAGTAGATAACCTTTTTGAGAAAACTAAAAAAGCTAAACCAAATTTACCACTGGATCAAATTGACTTTTCAAAAGTTCAAGGCTTATCAAGTGATGAAGTGAAGATGTTAAATAAAGCTAAAAAAGACTATCAGGATAACTTATGAGTCTAGAACGAGAACTCCGCAAAGACTGGGATAGTGTGTACTACCCAGCCCCTGAACCTATTGTGGAACAAGCACCAGCGCAAGATACTGGGGCTATCCAGCTTGCAGAGGTTGGTTCTAATAAGCTACCTACGTCTGCTTATTCTGGTTATTACCAAGATGAGATAAAGTCATATGACCCAACAATGAGACAGCAAGCTGCTCATAAGCTTCAATCGGTTCTTGAAAGCCTTGGTGTAGATCGTTATAAAGCTCGTCAAAATGCTGAATCTTTCCTTGGTGGCCCTAGTAGTAATTTACCTCTTAATCTAGGACTTGTAGACGCTTTGGCTATGCTTCCTGGCATTGGCGTAGCTGTTGGAACAACGATGCTTCCAATGTATGTTGAAGAAGGCGCATTAGAAATGCAAAAAGGACTTGAGTTTGCAAAGCGTGGTGATTTTGTAAACGCTGGAATTTCTACTATTGCTGGCGCAGTAGATGTTTTACCAGGTGGACAAGCAGCAGTGGAAATTGGTAAAGGCGTTGTTAAGAAAGCCAAGTCATTGGTTAAGGAAGCAAAATAATGGCAATCCAACAACTTGATCTTAGGCTTGATGAGATGAACCAAGACATGGTTGATCAGAAGCAGCGTGAGCAATTGGCATCTGTTCCAGTGGTAGAAACGGCTTTAGAAAGCGGTGCTACTCCAACGCCAATGGAAGAAGGTGTACAGCTTGCTGGTGGTCGTGGTGAGATTATTGGTGAGATAGTAAAGAAGCTGCGTGGAGTTGACATTCGTAAACCTCCAGTTGCGCCTATTACTCCAGAGGCTGCTACTGCTGCTGCTGTAGAAGATACGGCAAAAGCAGCAATCAACGCTGGTGTTACAACAAGCAAGACTGACGCAAAGGTTGCTGCAAAAATACAAGCTACTGCTGATCCAGCAATTACGCCTGAAGCGTTTGCCAGTCAACGTGCTGAAGTGCAAAAGATTCGTGCTACTACAGATCCAGCGTTAGAAGTTCCACCAAAGACAGAATTTAATCTGCCAAAGATGGAGACAACGGAAGACATTAAATCAACCATTGAAACCATGAACAACATGGCTGGTATCAAAACCCAGTCAATTACATTTGATGATGTTCGTATAGCAGCAGAAGGGGCTGGTATCGGCCCTAAGTTCATTGATGAAATTACTAGCGGTAAGCTTCAAGTAAGCCCTGAGAATACCTTTAAAGCATTGAATGCCATGGTTGCCAGTGCAAAGCACTTGGATGGACTTGCTGCAAAGGTAGCTGATGGATCTGCTACTCCAACTCAATTGGCAGAAATGGCTCAGACCATTCACTTCCATAACTTGCTACAACAGAGTGTTAAAGGCTATCAAACCAATGTAGCCCAGTCTTTGGCTGTAATGCGTATGCCTCGTGATGGCGCTGTTGACATTTCAACCATCATCGAAAACTTTGGTAACGAGACAGACATTGTTAAGTTTGCTCAAGCCTATCAAGATCTGAAAACACCTGAAGGTAAAGCAAATCTTATTAAGAGCATGGCTCAAGGCAATCCTTGGGAAAAGATGTTTACTGTCTATGTAAATGGTATCTTGTCTCGTCCTGGCACACAAATCAAGAATGCTTTAAGCAACACTATATTTTTACCATATCGTTTAGTTGAACGTGCTGTTGCTTCTGGAGTAGGCGCATTACGCCAAGGAATCGGTCTTGGCGGTGATGATCGCTATCAATTGCTTGAAGTGCCAGCAATGATGGCATCTACTTCTACGGCTGTAAGTAATGCATGGCAGTTAATGTCCCATGCCTTTGTTAATGGTGTGCCTAAAGGATGGTCTGATCCAACTAAGATTGCAAGACAGCAATCACGCATGGAGCTATTTAACTATAAGTCTGATGGATCTTTGTTGTCTGCTGGTGTAAAAGCAATAAACTATGTAACAACATTACCTGGTCGTTCATTAATGTCAGCAGATGAGTTCTTTAAGGGAATTAACTACACTTATGAGTTAGCTGCTGAAACTTCTAGACTAGGTATTAATACTTACGATGAAGCATTAAAAGGTGGTGCTTCTATAGCAGATGCATTAAAAGCAAAGACAGATGCAATAGATCAGTTCTTGCTTGATCCACCTGATTACATTACTGGATTAGCAGAAATAGGAACATTTACTCAAAAGCTTGAAGGTACTGCTGGTAAGTTGCAATCTGCAATTACACCCAATACGGCAACTGGATTTGCATTGCGTACACAATTGCCATTTATTGCTACGCCTGTCAATGTTATGGGTGAAAGTATAAGTCGTACACCGTTTGCGCCATTTACAAGTTCATTCTATTCTGCAATGAAGCAAGGTGGAAAAGAAGCTGATATGGCTATGACCAAGGTTGGTCTTGGTAGCGCAGCTATCTATGGCTTTAGCCAAATGGCTACCAATGGAGCAATCACTGGATCAGGCCCTGGCGACAAAGGGACACGACAAGCAATGGAACGCCAAGGCTGGCAACCATATAGCTTTGTATTTGATGTAAGTGGAATTCCAGAAGATGTCCGTCAAGAATTTTCTCAATTCCCTGGCATGGTTAAATTTGGTTCTGGAGACTATGCTGGTAAAGTTTATTTAAGCTATCAAGGCATGGAGCCTGTTGGGGCTTTGATGGGTATGTCTGCTGACTATGTGGACTATGCTAGATATGAAGATGATGATAGTCGTGTAAATGCATTGGCTGGTGGTCTTGTGTTCGGTATTGGCAACTATATGCTTGAACACCCATTCCTGACTGGTGTTAGCAACATTACTACTTTGCTTGGTGGAAATGTCCCAAACAGTCGCCAACATCTTGTAGAGATTCTGAATGGTATTGCCAAGATCGGAACAACAGTTGCCATTAAATCTATTGAGCCATTATCAGGACTGGTTACAAGCGCAAAAGAAAAGGTAGATCCATTGCGCCGTGATTATCAAGCAGATCCAAATCTACCTGCTGGTATCAAAGGATTGATGGATGCTGTAAACAAGTGGAAATCTGAGACTCCTGGCTTGTCTGAAGACTTGCCACCAGTGTCTAACATTTGGTCAGAACCTGTATCGCATGAGTATTCATGGTCGCCATTGCGTATGAGAGAAGGAAAGCAATCTGATGTTGACCAGGCTCTTATCCAGCTTAATGCCAACATTTCCATGCCATCTCGCCAAATTAGCATGAAAGACCCAAATACTGGGATTTCTGCAAGCACAAAATTAACAGCAGAAGAAAACTATGCAATGTTAAAAATTGCTAACGATGAATTAAAATTAGAAGATCAGGTCAGGTCAGTGTTAAAGATGATTAAAGAAGACAATAACAAGCAGCCGCTGATTGTCTATCAAAACATGATTAGCAAAACATTCAGTGATGTCTTTGAGGTTTCTAAAAAGCTTTTGATTGATAAGAGTATTTATGGTTCAGACATTAAACAACGCATTGAAGACAAAGCACAAAGACTCAATGAATTTGGCAAAGGAGCTAAATAATGACATATCCTATATCTGATGTAACTCGCCGTATTGTTTATACAGGTTCGGCGGGGGTTGGGCCATATAGCTTCAGCTTTGAAATTTTAGCAAACACTGACATTGCTGTCTACAAAGATAGCACATTGTTGACTTTGACAACAAACTATACCGTTACGATTAACGCAAACGGCACAGGCTCTGTGACTTTGGTTGTGGCTGCAACAGCAGGGAACAACATCACGCTTGTTGGCAATCGTGCCATTGAAAGAGCAACAGACTTTGTTACTGGTGGTGACTTGTTTGCCAACTCGCTGAATGATGAGTTTGACAGCTTGGTGATCTTTAGTCAGCAGACTGATGAGAAGGCAGAGCGTGGACTTAAAGCTCCTGTTACTGATCCAACAGACATTAACATGGTGCTGCCAAGTAAAACCAGTCGTGCTGGTAAGACACTGGCTTTTGATAGCTTGGGCAATCCAACTGTTGGTGAAGACATTGGTAACTGGCGTGGTAACTGGGCAGCAGGTACATCGTACTCAGTGCGTGACCTGGTTAAAGACGCTAGTAATAGCAGTATTTACCGTGTTAACACAGCGCATACATCGTCAGGCACTACGCCTATTTCGACTAACGCAGACTCTGCAAAATGGGATTTAGTTATTGATGGTAGCAGTGCTGCTTCTGCTGCTTCTTCTGCAAGTGATGCCGCTGCTTCAGCTATCTTGGCAAATGACTGGGCAACCAAGACTTCAGGTGCTGTAGCTGGTGGCGAGTTCTCTGCTAAGTATCATGCACAAGCTGCATCGACTAGCGCAGGTACAGCGACAACTCAGGCTGGTCTTGCTGCCACAGCAAAGACTAGTGCAGAGACAGCGCAGACTGCTGCTGAAGCCGCACGAGATGCTACCTTGGCAGCATACGACTCCTTTGATGATCGCTACCTTGGTGCCAAAGCAAGCAACCCGACATTAGACAATGATGGCAATGCACTGCTAGCTGGATCACTGTACTACAACACCGTTGTGCCTGAGATGCGTTTGTATACTGGGTCTGCTTGGGTAGCTGCCTATGTGTCTGGTGCCGCGTATCTTTTGACTGCCAACAACCTGTCTGAACTGACTGCTACTGCGTCAACAGTAAGAACAAACCTTGGCCTTGCAATTGGCACAAACGTACAAGCCTATGATGCAGACCTGACCACCTTGGGTGCTGGCGGCGCATCGGCTCGTACATTCTTGGGGCTGGCTATCGGCACTGATGTGCAAGCGTTTGACGCAGACACAGCTAAGACAGATGTGGCTCAGAGCTTTACAGCAGCACAGCGTGGCACTGTTTCTGCTTTAACTGATGGTGCAACCATTACGCCTGACTTTGCTGTAGCTAATAACTTCTCTGTTACTCTCGGTGGTAGTCGTACATTGGCAAACCCAACAAACCTGACAACAGGTCAAAGCGGTGTTATTCGTATTGCTCAAGATGGTACAGGAAGTCGTACGTTGGCTTATGGAAGCTATTGGAAGTTTCCCGGAGGCACAGCCCCTACTCTCACTACAGCAGCTTCTTCTATTGACATTCTTGCCTACTATGTGGACAATGGAACACGCATCACTGCTCGTTTAATGGCAGATGTGAAATGAGTGTAGTAAATGCTATTCCCCTCATTGCTGCTGGCGATGATGGGTATTCTCTTACCCGCAGCCTACGGTTTCGGTCTAGTGCAAGTGCTTATTTGTCACGGACACCTACGGTTGCCGGAAGCGGGACAACTTGGACTTTTAGTTGTTGGGTTAAGCGAGGCGCATTTAGTACCTCTAGCTATCTTCCAATCTACTCATCTGCAGCGGCTGCATACAATGTCTGGTTTGGCTTTGGAAATATTAGCAATTCAGGTGGCGGGTACTCTGGGGACTATTTGTTTTTTAATGCCGGAAATGGTTCAACACAAACTGCGTTTCAAACACTTGCTGTGTACCGCGACCCTGCCGCTTGGTATCACATTGTTTTGAAATATGACTCAAGCAATGCAACTGCTGCCAATCGTGTAAACCTTTACGTCAACGGTGTTCTTCAATCGTGGGACTCAAGCACAACAGTTTCACAAAATTACACTACCGACTTTAATACAGCAAATCAAAAAACACTGTCTAGTAACAAAACAATCGCAGGTACATTCTTTGATGGCTACCTAGCAGAAGTTAACTTCATTGACGGACAAGCCCTGACCCCATCATCGTTTGGTGCGTACAGCATCTACAACCAGTGGCTGCCTAAGAAGTACGCTGGCACATACGGCACGAATGGCTTCTACCTGCCGTTCACCAACAACGCAAGCACGACAACGCTTGGCTATGACTTTAGCCCACAGGGTAACAACTGGACAACCAACAACATCAGCGTCACTGCGGGTTCAACCTATGACAGCATGACAGATGTGCCTACGCTGACCAGTGCGACTGCGGCTAACTACTGCACATTAAACCCTATAAATCCAAGCACACCCGCTAACCCAATGGTGTATTCAAATGGAAATTTACAGGCTACTTCACCAGTGGGAAATTTGGCAATCAGAACAAACCCAACCATGTATGTAAATTCGGGTAAGTTTTATTGTGAAATGTATTTTTCTTCGGGTTATTCAACAGCAGACGGAACTCTTATGGCAGGTTTTATTGCAAGCACAGCGACCAACAGAGACCCGACTAACAATGGTTTAAGTTATGAAAATACAGGAGCAATAGGGTACTTAAACAATGGGGCAATCTATGTAAATGGAAGTGTTTACAGTGCCTCTGGAACTTACTCTACTTTTACACTTAACGATGTAATTATGCTTGCTATTGATATGGACACTCAAAAAGTCTATGTTGGTAAAAACGGCACTTGGCAAAACTCTGGAAGCCCATCAGCAGGTACAGGCTATGTTTACAACGCAGGGATATTAGCAAGTGGCTTATGGGGATTTTCTGCTACTGGTTATGGAAATGGAGGGCCATCAGTAATGCAATTTACTTTTGGTCAGCGTCCGTTTTCATACACACCCCCAAGCGGCTTTGTAGCGCTCAACACTTACAACCTATAAGACTATGCCAACAACATACGCAATTCCTGATGGTCGAGTGGCAATGGCGGCTACGACCTACACGGGTACAGGGGCAACGCAGACAATCAACAACTCAGCCAATGGTGTTTCATTCCAGCCTGATTTGGTGTGGGTGAAAGGTAGAAGTGGTGCAACTGACCATGCTTGGTATGACGCTGTGCGTGGTGTGCAAAAACAATTAGAGAGCAACACAGCAACAGCAGAGACAACAGAGACAACAGGCTTGACTGCATTTGGCAGTACAGGCTTTACTGTTGGCGCATTGGCTCAGATGAACACAAGTGCCGCCACATATGTAGGCTGGCAATGGAACGCTGGTGGCTCAACAGTAACTAACACCAGTGGTTCTATTTCAGCACAGGTAAGAGCAAACACCACTGCTGGATTTAGCGTGGTGACTTATACGGGTACGCAAGTAGCGGCAACTGTTGGGCATGGTCTTGGTGTTGCGCCAAGAATGATTATTGTTAAGGCTCGTTCAAACGGAACTTTTAACTGGACTACTTGGCACGGAACATTTACTGCAAATGGGTATATTTATCTTGATGGAACTAATGCAGTTGGTAGTTCTAGCGGCCCTTGGAATGGCACTTTGCCAACATCTTCTGTTTTTTCTTTGGGTGCAGATTTAGGAACCAATAAATCAGGAGATACCTATGTTGCCTACGTCTTCGCCCCAGTAGCAGGGTATTCAGCCTTTGGTAGTTACACAGGTAATGGAAGTGCTGACGGCACATTTGTGTACACGGGCTTTAGACCTCGTTTTGTAATGGCAAAACTTTCAAGTGGTGCAGACCGTTGGGGTATTTTAAATTCAGCAAGTAGCCCAACAAATGAGATTCTTTTGGAGCTTCACGCTAACAATACCGATACTGAAGGTGGTGCTGGCCAAGTAGATTTTTTGTCTAACGGCTTTAAAATGCGAAGTAACAACTCCGTTTTTAATTCAAGTGGCGGAACATACATCTACATGGCCTTCGCCGAGAACCCATTTAAATACGCTAACGCTCGATAAGGAAAAATATGTTTTTACTAAACGGAACACCATTGGGCATTGACAGCCCTTTTACCTACAACGACACGCAATATCCTTCCAACTGGCTGCGCCTTGCAAGCCAAGCCGAGCGTGCTGCCATTGGCATCACAGAGGTGGCTGACGCTCCTTGGTATGATTCACGCTTCTATTGGGGCGTTGACAATCCAAAACTCCTGAATGACCGTGAGGAAGTTGACCAAGAAGGCAACCCAATGTATGTCAAGGTTCTTGGCGTTGTTGACGGACAGCCCGCAATGGTTGATTCAGCAGAACGCCTAGTGACCAAAGGCTTGAAAAGCCAGCATCTAGCGCAGACAAAGGTCACAGCAAACCAACTCCTGTCAGCAACCGACTGGATGGTTATCCGCAAGGCAGAGCGTGATGTGGCAATCCCTGCTGCAACCGTGGCTTACCGTGCCGCTGTGCTTACCGAATGCGACAGGCTGCTGGCTGCTATTGCTGCTGCCTCTGATGTACCTGCTCTTATGGCTGTAACGGCTGCATGGCCTGAAAGCAACTAATCATGGATTACCAAGTATTTTTTAACGCGGCATTAGGTTTGGCTGCATTTTTTGGTGGCTGGACACTTAACTCAATAACCAAGGCTATTGAACGCCTTGATGCTGATGTTAGGAGTATGCCTCACGACTATGTAAGCAAAGACGATTACAAAGAAGAATTGCGAGATGTAAAAATAATGCTTGGTAAAATTTTTGAACGCTTAGACAACAAAGCGGACAAGTGATTGACTTACTCGCATCAGCGCAGATACCTTGGCCTAACACAGAGACAAAGATTGTGTTGGTTTGCCGTGTCGTGCTGCCGAGCGAGAAGTATGGGGCCAATGAATTTTTAGATAAAGACGGAAGGGTCTGCCGTTGGGTTGTGGAGGCGGTTAAGAAAGAGCGCCATGATTGACCCCATAACGGCCTTTGCGGTAGCACAAGGTGCCATCAAAGGCATCCAAGCAGCCATCAAGATGGGCAAGGATGTGCAGGGCATCACAAACGATGTGATGAAATTTTTTGATGCCAAAGACAAGGTAGCCAAGGAAGCAGTTAAGGATCCTAAAAAGAAATACTCATCTGACACCAGCCAAGCAATGTCAACTGTCATGCAGTTGCATGAGCTTAATCGGGCTGAAGAGGAATTGAAGTGGCACTTCATCAACCAAGGCCACAGCCAGCTTTGGAGTCAGATTATTTTAGAGCGCAACAGCATTGTGCAGCGCAGGAGAACGCAAGAGATACTAGACGCTAGGGCGGCAAAGAACCGCAAGCAAGAGATAGACGAAGCCATCACAATGGGGCTTTGCATACTGGTAGCTGCTGCCATATTTTTCTTGGTGGCTTGGGGTGTAATTGCAATGAAAGGGAAGCTGTGAGCGAAGAAAATTTAAATGCCAATTCGACCCTTGATAAAGTTCTGGGGTATGTGGATTCGCCGTTTAAACTCATTGCCATCCTTATCATGGGCGTAGTTGCCTTTGCTGGCTACTTTGTGTACACAAACCAAGACCTGCTTATTGGCGCTTACAAAGAATCAAAAAAGATACCTAGCATTGCCGAGGACAGGGTTGAAGATGCTTCTGCCCACCTGTTCAAGACCACCAACGCCACTATCGTTGCGGTGTTCAAAGTCAACCCCATGTTCGGGACTCGTGTGCTGTACCGAGCCTACGCCAAGGACGGCAGAGACAAAACCAATGACGGGCTGGATGTGGGGCTGTTTACAAACAACGCAGCCAATAACGCCGACGTTGTGAAACTGATGGCAAACGAAATCCCTTGCGGTGAGTACCGCACAGCGCAGTCTGAAATGGGTATTTGGTACATCAACAAGGGCGTTACCTATACTTGCAGAATCAGTGTTCCACCAGAGCCGGGGCGGTTTGTGGGGCAGATAACCGTGGGATGGGAAACCGAACCCGAAAACTTAGAATCAGCACGAACCATGCTGAGTATTGCCGCAACCATGTTATCTAGGAGTAAACAATGACCTTGAGTGACCTGAACCCACTTGCCGCTATTGGGGGCAAACTCATTGACCGTTTTTTGCCTGACCCGATTGCTGCTGAAAAGGCCAAAGCTGAACTGTTTCAGATGCAGCAAAACGGTGAACTGGCGAAGATGGCAAACGAGACCGAGATGTTTAAAGCAGAGCAAGAAAACACCACAGACCGCTGGACTGCTGACATGGCATCAGATTCGTGGTTGTCAAAAAACATTCGACCAATGAGCCTGATTGCAATTTTTACAGGTTATTTCACTTTTGCCATGATGAGTGCATTTGGTTATAACGCTAACGAATCCTATGTCCAATTGCTAGGGAATTGGGGAATGCTCGTTTTTGGGGCCTATTTCGGCTCACGCAGTTTGGAGAAAATTGCTGAAATTAGGAACAAAAAATGAATCTAAGCCCACATTTCACCCTTGCGGAATTGACCGTTACCGACCACCGTGAGTTTAATAACAGCCCAACACAAGAGGAAATCAGCAACCTGCAACGCTTGGCGCAACTGTTAGAGCAAGTCAAAGATACCCTTGGCGGCAAGCCTGTAATGATTAACAGCGCATTTCGGTGCAAGCAAGTTAATGACGCAGTGGGCAGCAAAGACTCCAGCCAGCATCGTCACGGTTGTGCTGCCGACTTCCGTGTACCTGGCGTTACCCCCGATGAGGTAGTCCGTGCAGTGATTGCTGCTGGTTTACCTTTTGACCAAATCATTCGTGAGTATGACCGCTGGACACACATCAGCATCCCCAACGTGGATGGCGGTACACCTCGTGGCAATGCGTTAATTATTGACAAGGCTGGCACTAGACAATTTGCGTAACTCGACCATTGCATCCTTAAAGTCACCCTGTAATTGCTCAATGGTGTCCTGCTGCTGCTGCATCTTGCGGTAGGCATCAATGGCAAACTGGGCAAGGTTGTCATGTGACCATGCTGCAAAGTTAGGTAAATCACTCATCCAGCTTCCTTTAAGAATTCAATCAATGCACTTTTAGCTTGCTGTATTGATTTGGTTTTACTGTTAAACCTTAGGTTCAATCGTTTAGCAAGTGCCTTGTCTTTATGGTAGACACTTGCTAACTTTTCAGCCAAAAGAATAATGTGTTTTTGTTCTGTCTCTGACAACATTAAGTCTTGTATCCTCTACTTTGGATTTTAAAAGCATCCATAGCACCAGGTCGTACTGGGTCGCCTTTATCGGGAACATACAACTGACCATCTTTCATATGGGTAAAGGTGCGAGGCTCTGCCATATCAGGAGTTCGTACCATCGGCACATACCCGCCGCTTTGCCCATAGCGGTAAGTGGTCTTCTCAGGCTTTGCAAAAGCACCTAAAGTAGCTGTTCGGTTTACCCGCATAAGGTTGGGGTTTCCTGCTGCTAGTTTCATTGTGCTACCCATATGGCTTTCCCGCCTGTTGGTTCAAACTGTTCGGTTTTAAGTCGAATGTATTGTTGACCACCAACGCCAGCAGATTGAACGTAGCCTTGGATACCCCAGTCCTTAATCTCTGTTACTACTACCATACAAGCCCCAAAAGTTTCAAAATTTGGGTCTACCTGTACTATGTCTCCTACTTTAATCATGTGTTTTCCTTGAGTTTGGCTTCCGCATCTAAGCAAAGCATTTCAATAATTTCATACAATTCAACGCACCTGTTTTGCCATGCAATAGCATTTTTAAGGGCGGCTTCAAACAGCGCACGTTCTTTTTTTTCTAGTTCCCAGTTCATGTGTTCTGTTCCTTTAGCCATTCTTGAATGCGAACAAATGCAACTAAATAATTACCATTCTCGGCAAGCCGTACAGCCTCCAAGAATTGCGCCTCCGTCAGCCCCACCCAAGGGCGTTGATAAACTTGGATGTCATCGTCTTCGTCTGCAATGTATCCCGCACTTGTGAGAGAAACAGTTTGTACTGGCTGTGCTGCAAGTTCTTTGCCTCGATGTACCCCACTCATGTACGCAATGGTCAATTCATCGCCGTGGTCAGGCTCTTGTGCTGGCTGTGCCAAGGCTGCTTTGATAGCAGTGATGGCATTGCTATGCTGCACGTTTGCTGGAAAATTGTCCGTGGATTTCTTTAACGCCTCAAGCGCAAGTTTCAATGCTTCTTTCATTCCACCACCTCCTGCTTTGCGGTCAAAGATTCCAAGCGTTTAATCCGTGCCACGTTGTAGGCAACGATGGCGGTGTGGTACTCCATGCTCGATTGATGGCGTAGCTTGGTGCGCTGCGCTTGTATCAGTTCTTCGGCGATAAGTTCCGCAGGGGTTGGCATTACCCAGTGGTTGATTAGCCATTCCCATACGTTTTTTAAGTGGTTCATTTTGAATCCCTCACTTTCATCATTAAGTCTGCTATTGCATAAGCCTGTGCTGGTATCACGACAAATAAACCATCGTTGTCAATTAACGCTTGCATAGCCTTGGCTGCAAAATAGTCACGCAGGGTCATGCCGTTGACTTCTGTATTGCTCCCGCTTGACGTGGCTAATGGAAATGCTGGTGTGTCGTTCATGCTTCCTCCTTCTCAGGTGCAAACTCTTCTGCGTCAACTGTACCTGCCGCCACTAGCACTTGATAGCGGATGACATCAATGCGGCGTGTCTTTGGGGTACGTGATATGCCCCACGCCACAGCGCACTTGGCGATGTCGTCGTAGCTTATTCCGCCTCCGTTGTCGTTAGATTCCCAACGGTCTTTGAATTCCTGTTTTGTCATTGTCATTTAAATATGCTCCTTGCTAATACGGTTTTAGTGGGTTCGCATTGTTTGGTCTGCGCTTTGGTATCAGTGAAGTAACCAAGGGCAAAGCAGATGGCGGCAAACACCCCTAAGCATTTGGCGAACACCATAAGGTTGTCCCAAAATCGCTCGAACACGGTTGGGGTTTCTTCGTCTTCTACCAGTTGTATTTTTATCTTGCTCATACAAATACCTCCACTTCTCCGCATCGCAAAAATCGAAAGTCATCATTTGCATTCATAAGCACTACATCAATAGCGTCATCCTCGCTAGAAGCCAAGACATCAATTGTGTACCTGTGATTCTTTAGTCCTTGTACATCAACTGAGTATTTGCGTGGAGACATCAGGCGCTGGATGTCAGCGTTGACTAACTTATTAAATTCATTTTGCGTCATAGCAATTCCTTAATCTTGGCCTAGTAGCCAAGTGTGAAAGTCTACTGGTAGTGTTCCAGCGGCATAGCATTCTCTACAGTATGTTTGGTACTCAGTGTCTAACTTATCCCAATCACTGCTGTCCATTGTCATCTCCTTCAAGTTGCGCCCCTAATCTTTTCAAGCGCAGTTGATAGTCTCCAAGCAAAGAAGCTTTTAGTTCAGGGTTAATCTTGTTAACCTGATCTTCATTGGCTTCTTTTAACTCACGCAGCTTAGTCATTTTTGTTCGTGCTGCCAATGTTGATTGCTCAACTTTATCACGCAACTCTATTGTTCCTTTGACATACGCATCAGGTGTCTCGTACTGGCGTGGCTCTTTGCCTGGTATCGTCAATGAGTAGGGTAGTGTTGCTGTTGTTGGCTTGATTGCATCTAATGGATTAGCTGCTGGCGCTAACTTACGACTACCCATGTTGCCATCATCATCTTCAGGTGCAATGCCACAGGCACTCATCAAAGAATACCTACGAGCATAGGTCAATGCACTGGCATATCCTTGTGGATCTTGTTTGACAGCAGGGAAGTGGACAATGCCACACTCAAGCATCTGTCCTGACTCATGCACAAACACTGTCTCGCACATGATGCCATTATCACAGTCGTAATTTTTTTGCAGCAAATAGATGCCATTGTCATTCAGCGCATCAATGACTGCTTCAACACAGGCAGATAGATCTGCATATCGGCTACGGAAATGTGGGTTAGTGCTAGTCTTGAGAGCAGGGCCAAAGGCACGTTGAGCTTTAACTAATGCTGATGCGATTTCTTTCATTTTGATTCCTTGATAGTGAGAGTAGATTGACGGATTGAGTAGGCTTCTTTAGCTGGCGTTACCTTTTCAACAGTGGCTTTGTAATGACGCATAGGCCATTTGATTGTCCAAGTCCCAGCCTTTGCACTGGAGCAGTCTTTCATCATCTCTTTTAAATCCTTCTCTAACATATCAACTTCCTCTTGTAATGAAGCCATCTTTTGCTTTGTAAGAACAATGTCAGCAACAAGATCAGCAGCCTCGATTCCTAGTTCAACTTCATCTTCTCTTGCTGAAGGCCAAATGCGGTTTGCATCTTTGCTGTCAGCAGCAGGGTAGTATTGCGCTTCGCCTGTTTCTTCAAAGGTAGTAAGCCGACCTTGGAAGTCTTCAGCGTAGTTGGCAATCTGTGCCATGGTGGTTTCATGTGGCTTGAACAAGAAGATACGCAGTTCAACACCTGAATACAGGCATCCAATGGCAGCCCAATCCAAGCCAGTACACATCATTACGCCTTGAACCTGTATCGGCCCACGATAAAGTGGTAACTCATCTTCAGGATGACCACGAGTAAGCTTAGATTCCAGCACTCCGTTGCCAGTCAGGGTAATAGAGTCAGAACCAACTACATAGATCCCTTTGCTTGGATCGTGCTGGATAACAATAGGCTCTTTAAGCAGGGCAATGGCATCTGCACTGGCTGCAAGCGCAAGAGTGTGATGCTGGAATGCTTTGTCAGGCATCTCAAAGTGAGGCACTCCAAGGCGCTTTGCCATCTCAGCAATGATGGCTGGCTCTAGGGCATTACCCCAGTCAGCAGCTTCACCTGCCTGAGTACGAGCATCTTCACCAAGGATAGACTTGATGCAGAACATCAAGACATCATTAGGGCTAGACCACTTTGAGTGACCCATGATGGCTGGGAGTTGGCTGCAAGACAGCATTTTGTCTGATGTTAATTTAGGCATTGTTGTTTTCCGTAGATTTAAGAACCCGCTGTTTGCGTCCTGACTTACCAGGGCGGGTCAGCCCAGTGTCAACGATGTAACCTTTGTCGATCAATGACTTGAATCGTGCTGTCACTGTAGAGTATGGGTAGCTCACTAGGTGAGCTAGTACCTCGTCTTGTATGCATCCATTTGGGTGGGCAACAATCACTTCATAGACAAGCTGCTCCATAGCAGTCGTGTTGACTGCCTTGGCTGCTTCTTGACTGGTGTGTGGGTCGTTGCGGCGTACAAGCTTTTTCCAAAATGTGCCGAAATCCATAGAACTCTCCTTAGTAGGTAGGTTGTCTGCCATGCGTGATTGCATGGTGATAGCAGTATACATGGCTTGTTATGCCTGTGTCTAGGTGTTTTCCCTAATAGCATGATTACACAAAGATATATAATTGCAAGCATGAAACACACAATCAACCCCAAAATTGAAGTTGTCCCTTTGATGGTCAGGATCCGTCCTGTAAACAAAGAGATTCTGCGCCTAGCTTCTGTTGAAAAGCGCAAATCCATGGCAGCAATCGTTGACGATTTGATTGTTGATGGTCTATCTAAAGAGCATGGAGAACCTGATAGCCGCATTGATAACTTCTTACAAGGATTCAAGGGATCTAGACTATGACTTTTAAGGTAGGGTTTACCCTTATCGGAGAGCCAGTTGGCAAGGGTCGCCCTAGATTTGCAAGACAAGGTGGGTTTGTCCGTGCGTACACCCCCGCCAAGACAGTTAATTGGGAGCAGGAGGTGGCTACAGCAGCAAGGGAAGCCATGGGTAGCCATGAGCCTCTAGAGTCGCCTATATCGCTTTATGTGCGGGTTTACAAGTCTATCCCTGTCAGTTGGTCAAAGGCTAAGAAGCAACAGGTAGAGTCAGGACTCCTAAAGCCAGTGAGTAAACCTGACATAGACAACTACATCAAGGGGATTATGGATGCTGGCAATGGCATCTTGTGGGTGGATGACAGCCAGGTGTGTGAGTTATTTGGAATCAAAGCGTATGGATCGCCTCGCATTGAGGTAACAGTAATGGAGCTTTTGCCATGAATGAAGAAACTTTAGAGCAGCGGATCAGCCAT